GACCAATTAACTGCAATTGTAGGAGATTTAAAAGGACAAACAGATAGATCAGTAAAATTATTAGATACTGATACTGTTTCTGCAACTGTAACTTTACCAGCTAAAGCAACTAGACAAGACAAATTAATGGGATTTGATGCTAATGGTAATATTGAAACTACAATATCATCTGCAGGTTTAGCAACTGTTTCAGGTTTATCTACAGAAATACAAGCCCTTGGAGCAATATCAAGTGATCTAACAAACTTAAATAGCAATATATCTGTACTTACAAATGTAAATACAAACTTATCAACAATTACAAATGTAAATACAAATATGTCTGCTATTACAAATGTTAATAGTAATTTATCTGCAATAAATACTGCTAATAGCAATAGTACAGCTATATCAAATGTTGGTAATAATATAACAAATATTAATCAAGTAGCTTCAAACTTATCTGCTGTTAATGATTTTGCTAATATTTATTTAGGAGCATCATCTTCTGCTCCAACACAAGACCCTGATGGTTCAGCACTTGATGATGGAGATTTATATTTTGATTCTACAAGTAATCAATTAAAAGTTTATGCTACTGGTTCAGGATGGCAAAATGCAGGATCATCTGTAAATGGTACTTCTAAAAGATATAAATTTACAATTTCAGGAACACCTACAACTTTAAGTGGTAATGATGATAATTCTGAAAGTCTTACTTATGATGCTGGATTTATAGATGTTTATAAAAATGGTGTTAAGATGGTTAATGGTGCTGATGTTACTGTTACTAGTGGAAGTAGTATTGTATTTGCATCAGCTTTAGCAAATGGAGATATTGTAGAAGCTATTGCATTTGGTACATTTAATGTTTCTAATGTAAGTGCAGGAAATATTACTTCAGGAATTTTATCAACAGCTAGAGGTGGTACAGGTTTAGGTACACTTGGATCAGCAGGACAAGCCCTTGTTGTAAATAGTGGTGGTACAGCATTAGAATATGCAAATGCAAGTTCAGCAGAAGTATATGGATTTAAAAAAACATTCACAGGTTCTACAATTTACATAGCTGTATCAGTACAATCAGTAGGTGGTTCTAATAAATATTTTATAGATGGAGTACAACAACCTACTATAGAATTATTAGAGGGAAATACTTATGTATTTACACATCCATCAGGACATCCATTTAGATTTTCAACAGATAGTGGTAATACATCTGCATATACAACTGGAGTAACAGTAAATTCTAGTACACAAGTAACTTATGTAGTGCCTACAAATGCACCAACTTTGTACTATTATTGTTCATCTCATGCAGGTATGGGTGGTCAAGCAAATACACCAGTTCCAAGACCTAATACATTACAAGTACAAACAACAAATCAAGGAGTAGATAATATTAGTGCATCTGATTATGCTAGTTTTGATGATGTGCAGTTTGCAGCATCAGGATTTACTTGGTCTTTAAGTAATGGCCAATTAATAGCTACAATTTAGGATTGCAATAACTTAAAAAGAAAGGTAAAAACAAATCATGGCAACAGTAAATTTAGGAAATATAAAATTTAATTGGAAAGGTGCTTACAATAATTCTACAGCATATGTTGTAGATGATGTTGTTAGTAATTCAGGAAGTTCATATATTTGTATTTTAGCTTCTACAGGTAATGCTCCTACTAATACAACTTACTGGCAACAAATGAGTGCTGCAGGTACAAATGGTACTGATGTAGGAACAACAATTACTACACAAGGAGATTTATTATATCGTGATGGTAGTGGACTACAAAGATTAGCAGCAGGTACAGCAGGTCATGTTTTACAAACTGGAGGAGCTGGTGCTAATCCATCTTGGACAGCAGTATCTTCTGACTATGTAAAAATAACAGATGGTACATTTAGTACATCAGCAGACAATCTTGTGCTTGATGGATTTACTAGTTCTACTTACAAAACTTATGTTTTAAGGGGTAATTGTGCAAATACTGGAAATGATGGAAACACATTAAGATTAAGATTTAGAAATGGTTCTACTGACTTAAATAGTGAATATTTAAGAGCAGGAAGCTATGCAGGTATTAACACAAGTAATAGTACAACTGGTGGATTTAACAATGTTGGTTCTTACAACCAAGACCATTTTCCTTTTGTTCATAGTGGGGGTACTTCTTCAGATGTATCAACATTTGAATTAACTTTAAATGATTTAACATCAACAACTTATTACAAAACTATTTTAGCAAGAGGAATAAGTAGAGATGGTTCTCAATGGGTTTTCTGGAGTCTTGGTGGAATGTATAGACACACTTCTAATGCTGTGACTGGACTTAAAATTTATAGTGGTTCAGGTAGTAATTTTACTTCAGGCAATTATCAATTATATGGAATTAAATAAGGAGAATAAATAATGACAAAAAACTTTATAGTCACACCTGAAAATCCAGAGGGAGTTTTAGTAGATAAAACATCTGAAGAAATTTCAGAACAAGAAAATAGAAAAGCTGAACATCAACAGTTATTAGCAGATAAAGCTGATGCTGAAGAACAAGCACAAGCAGATAAAGAAGCTAATGACGCTTTAAAAGCTAGTGCTAAAACTAAATTAGTAGCTGGAGAACCATTAACCCAAGAGGAGGCAGACACTATTGTTCTGTAATTTAATATGACAAAAGCACGAGATTTATCAGACATAGTATCAGCATTATCTTCTAATGCAGGTAAAGCTGTTATTGTAAAAGGAGATGGTTCTGAATTAATCTTTGGCGATAGTGGTGCTACAGAATTTTATGGTTTTAAATACATAGATAATGATTCTGATAGCTTTAATGAAACATTACAAGTAACGACTACTAATGCAGGTGCAGATGATATTGCAGTATCTAATGCAGATAATAGTGCTACTGATTTATATGATGAAAGTTTTTTTGCTAGTAGAAATTTAACTTTTACTATAAACCAAACAACAGGAAACTTGGAGGTTACAATATAATGGCAACAGTTAATTTAGGTAGAATCAAACCAGTATTTAAAGGAACATGGTCAAACTCAACAGCTTATACTATTGATGATTTTGTAGTACATGCTAATGAATGTTATATTGCTATACAAGCTGGTACAAATCAAAATCCTGCTAGTGCATCATCATATTGGACTAAAATTGCTGCTAAAGGATCAGATGGTACAGATGTAGGTGCTGCTCTTTCTAATAATCAAATAGCATATAAAAATAATAGTGGTACTGTTACTGGTTTATCTATTGGATCAGCAGGACAATTTTTGAAAGTAAATAGTTCTGCAAATGGATACGAATATGGAGCAGTATCTTCTGACTTTGTAAAATTACACGAAGTAACTATGAATGGTTCTGATACTGGAATAACTTTTGATAACTACTTTTCTTCAGATTATAAACACTTCAAAATCATAGCAGATAAAATAGCACCAGATACAAATACTTATGACGGATATTACATAAGACTTTTAGACGCTTCAGGTTCAGAAAGAACAACAAGTAATTATAGAGCAGCTACAGTTTATCATTATTACAATTCAAGTACTAGCAATTGGAGTACAAACAGAGAATGGGATACAAACCATTTTAGACTTCATGTAGATCACATTGGTGCATACGAAGATAGATATAAACCATTTTGGTTGGAGTTTGATATTTTAGACCCATTGAAAGCAGATACTAGAACAAGAGTATATTGGAGAAATAACTCTGATGATGGCTCTGGCGATAGTAGTTATTTAGGTCTTGGTGATGGCTATTTAGATGTACCAGAAGCAAATAGAGGTTTTAAATTCTATTCAAGAGATGGAGACGCTATTGATAGCAGAGGCACAATAAAAATATATGGAATAAAATAAGGAGATAAAATGCAACAAAGAATATTTAGTCCAGAAAATCCAGAGGGTGTTGTTCAAGTTTATACTGCTGAACAAGAGGCAGAAGTAAAAACAGCATCAGAACAAGGTAGAGCAAAAGTTGAAGAAGAAAAAGCTAGAGCATTAGAAAATGAAAATTTAAAAGCTAGTGCTAAAACAAAGTTAGTGGCAGGTGAAGCATTAACTGAAGAAGAAGCTAATACAATAGTGATATAGATTATGTTATGGCTAGAGTTACAAAAAAAGCAATTGTCCACAGCATAACTCTAAAACATATTAACGAAAAACTAGACCACATCCACAAAGATATAGATCAAAATACAAAAGATATTGCTAAACTCAAAGAACAAGTAGCTATGGGTAGAGGTGGTATTAAAGTAGTATTTTGGTTAGGTGCTATATTAGGTGCAGCATTTACATTAATGAAGTTATGGGTAGGTGTTAAATGATAGATTACTCAATACCATATTCATTTGAAATAAAAGAAAAACCTGATGGTACTTATGAAATAGTTATTCATGCTATTGGTTTTAAAAGTACACAACATGCACAAGATTTTATGAATGATATAACTAATTTTGAATGGAAACAAGAAAACCCAACAATACATTAATGAAAGATCAAGTACAATTATCAGATAAAACAAAATTAAGTATGCCGATTGCCAATCTTATTGGCCTGATAATGATAGTTGCTAGTGTTGTATTTATGTACAGCGAAATTACTGGTAGATTAACAAGTTTAGAAACTTCAAGAGAATTATTTGAATCAGATTTACTTAAAAAAAGTACACAATTACCGACTGATCAAGAACAATATATGCTGCTAGAACATTTAGCTGGAGAAGTAGAAAGAATCCAAGAAGAACTAGAAGAAAACAGACATACTGCTGTTAATCTAAATAGGGCTATGAAAGACATAGAAAAAATGCAAAGTACAATTGAAATATTAAAAGATAAAATCAGAGCAAATGGAGGACATCAATGAAGATAGCAGTTGTTTTTGCATTACTTATGTTCACACCAGCAGATTTAGAAAATCCTATGGAGTTTATGATAACTGATGGATTATCAAAATGCTTGAAGTTGAAGCGTGAGGCAGAAAGAAATACGAATCCTGATAGAATCAAATGGATATGTAAGCAAGTAAAAGCTGAAATAGACATAGATAAAACAGGTAAGTTACACATTAACAAACTAATAAAGGAGTAAGAAATGGATATGGAAACATTTGATGACATCTCGGTAATGGCAGGAACATTATGGGGAGAAGCAAGAAGTGAGGGAGAGCAAGGTATGATAGCAGTAGGTAATGTTATCATGAATAGAGTAGCAGCAAAGTCTTGGTATGGAGATCATATAAAAGGTGTTTGTTTAAAGGAATGGCAGTTTAGCTGCTGGAATGACAATGATCCTAATAAGCAAAAAATTCTTGAACTTGATTATACTGATGATGCATTTTGTAAGGCGCTAACGCTGTCATATTATTTTACAAAAAATAAAATAGATGACAATACTAATGGTGCTACTCACTACCATACAAAAGCAATCTCTCCAAAATGGGCAGAGGGAAAAACTCCTTGTGCTGAAATTGGAGAACATTTATTCTATAATGATATTGAATAGGAGATACTATGCTTAATATGATAAGTCCGATTGTTGGAAGTTTATTTAAAACTGTAGATAAAGTTATAGATAACAAAGCAGAGGGCGAAAAAATTAAAGCTAAAATACAAGAAAAACTTTTAGCAGGAGAACTCAAAGAACTAGAGGGTGCTGCTAAAATTATAGAAACAGAAGCTAAAGGTGGATTCTTACAAAGAAACTGGAGGCCTGTAATGATGCTTACATTTGCAGGTTTGATGGTTGCTCATTGGTTTGGATTCACTGCTCCAAACATACCAGAGTCTGTACAAAACTCTTTACTTAATATAATACTTGTAGGTATTGGTGGATATACTGTAGGTAGAAGTGCTGAAAAAGTAGCCACAAATTTTAGAAAGGATAAGAGATGATAGATGAGCTAAAAAGACACCTGAAAAACGCATTTAAAGGGGGCTGGATGCATAATCATACCATTAAGTGTATGTTATGCTGGAAAAATCTAAAACCCTCTGTATGGCTTTCTTTGGTCGTTCTAGCCCTAATTCTAGGTTTGTTCTTATGAAGTACATCCTAGTATTGTACATGTGCAGCATGATTAATAATCAATGCCCATCAAGTACAATATCAGGATGGCAATTCAATACCCACTATGATTGTGTTAATGCAGGATATGGTGTAGCGCAGCAGACTTTTCTAAATCTAAATGAACTAGAAGAATGGGATAAAGAATATATAAACCAAAACAAAATGGTTATTAAGTTTGAATGTAAAGCAGTTAAAGTTACTAATACTTAACGCCCCTGTCCTCTATATTTTTTTCTGCTGTAGCTTTTGTTTGGCCTTTTTGAGTGCCTCCCTTTTCTTCTGATAAATTTCTTTTCTCTTACCAGCAGCCCAAGTCCTCTTGCTTTGCTCATACTCTTTTTGTTTTTCCTTTCTTTGTAATTCGTAAGGTTTTTGATAATTAGAATTATTCAAAAGTAAATCTATAAATTTTGGTAATGATATCGCTACTATACTTTCTTCAAAATCTTCATGCATAATAAGAGCATCTGCTGCACCCATCCATCTTTTCAATGTCTTGAATCCAGCACCATTTTTTCTTGCTTTAACTTCTACTATAAAATCAGGATTGTTTATTTTTATATCGTGGGGATGATCAGGCAAAGCACCACTTAATACCTGTCGCTTGGCATCTAAACCAGCAGCTTGAAATCTTTTAACTAGATTATATTCTGTTCTGTAACCTTTACTTTTACTTTTACTCCCCATCAATAGACTCCGAACATTCGTTCTTAATCAAATGCGCAGTATCTTTTTGCTGGAGAACAATGTCATTATTCCATGACTTCTGTACATAAAACGCTATCTTTGTTCGTAAGTAATCGTAATGATTGCCACTTACAAAAGGGAAGATAGGTTTTAAAGTATGATCTGCCATAGTATATGCTAGACTTGTGATCCTTTCCATACTTTACGACCTCCTTTCTGATAATCTCTATGAATTATTATTCGTCTTGCTGACGAAGTATTACCTATTTTCTTTAAGTAATCTTTTTGTATTAGTGCATCTACAATTGTGTAGGCATGGGATTTACTTTTAATCCCACACCCAGTTACTATTTCATTATAGCTAGGGCTAACGCCATTTACTTTAATGAAGTTTTTTATGAAGTTATATATTTCTAATTGTCTTTTAGTCATTAGAATGGAATATCCTCTTTGTCTTGATTAAACTCGTCAAACTCCTCCACTTCAGAGTGAGAGGATTTTGACTCGCCTTTGGCATCAAGAAGTTCCATCCGACTTTCAAACCGATCCAAATGAATCTCTGCAGTTTTTATAGTCTGCCCCTCCTTATCCCAAGTACGATAAGTTAATCTTCCTTGCAGCATTAGTTTGCTTCCTGCTTTCGTATATTTTTCTAATACATCAGCAAGTTTTTCATCCCAACAAACTACTCTATGCCAGTCAGTTTGTTTTTCTCCCTTGATCTTCCTATGTGTTGCAACAGAAAGGAGGGCATATTTGCCCCCCTTTGAAGTTTGCTTCACTTCAGGATCACGACCAAGATTACCTATTAGGGTTATCTGATTGTGCATTGTTCTCCTTTCCATTCTGAAGTTCATTTATTTTATCTTCGTACAAAGTTTTTACATGCTGATAGATAGCAGGGCTTGACTTCTTTGCTTTAGCCATAGCCACTTTGTACATTGTTCCATATCCTCTTAATACTTTTAGGTTAGCAGCATTCTTTATCTGCTCCTCAAAAGTACCAAGTGCTTCATCATCTGATGGCCCAATTTTTTGTTTGTTTGTTTGTGATAAATCCATCTCATCTTCTGAATAGATGAATCCATGCAATCCTAATAATTTAAGTATTGCTCTATCAATTGCTCTTTTCTCTGCCATAGCATATGGATAAGAGTTTTTTGTATTCTTTGGAGATGCTTCTCCATAAGTAATACATTTTGCTTTTCCTCCATTTACTCCAATTGATGCAGTACATTTGATACACACAACACCTGCAGCAGAGTTTGTTTCTATCTCTGTAAGATCATATTCAATCTTATTTTTAGCTCCAGCTTGTTCAATGTATCTGTGATACATAACCCAAGTACCATGACAATCCCATAAGCATTGTTTAGGATCAAGTCCAAGTTCTTTGAGTATTTTTTTGACTCTATCGTCTAGTGGTTTTCCCATTACATCCTCCTTTGGTTTTGTTTGAGAATTAAATTACCAGCTTTGTTTCTAGTAATTATCACGCCACCTCCTGTTGCTTTTCTGCAATCATCAGGTACGCTGCCTTTGAGTATTACTCCAAGGGCTTTATTTTCATCTGCTACAATTTTGGTTTCAATCCATTTACTTGCATTAGATAAAAATTCATTGTTGCCAGTTTCATCAAAATCAATTGATCTCATGTCATTGATTTTAATTTTACCAGCTAACTTCGGTAACTCTGAAGTATCTAAATCTTCAGGTTCTTTATCTTTTTCAACATGCTGCCAAAAACTATGTTCAATACCATAAAGTTTATTCATATAATCTTTATCAGCATCTACTTTGCACCATTCATGTCTATTGTTACCAAAGATAATAGATAAATATATATACTTACATCCACTAACCATTGTGTAATGTTGAAGTTGTGGCATGTATGTAGAGATACAATTATCTAAAGTGTTGTTGGAATTAGTATGCTTATATTCAATAGGCACATCTTCTTCCATGATTACCCCATCATATGTTGCTGTCATAAATTGATGAACATTTTTAAGACTAGCATTTTCATCATTAACAGGATGCAAACCAGTAGCTAGTGTGAAGAATTTATTATTGACATCTTCAGTAGCTAAACCAATTTGCACTGGTAAGTTCTCTGACAAATCTTCAGGTTCTTTCCTACCAGTTTTTTCTAGCCATAGTGAATGCCAATCTCCTCTCATGATTCTATTAGCATCACTACCACCAAGGCTCTTTCTACGATCTTTCATAGTTTATTTCTCCTTTGTTCTTTTGTTATACTCATTTTGTTCCATTACTTCAAGCGTATAAATATCCTTTGTAATACGCTGCAACCAGCCCTTATGATATTCATAGTTAGTTTCCATTCTATCTACAAACTCTACTGGCAGGGGAAGTCTTGGATATTTAAATGTACGAAT